ATGGATGAAAGCTTGTTAAAAGATATGCAAGATACTTTAGTAAATGCTATTAAAAATGGGGATAAATTTAGCACTTGGAGTAAGATTACAGAGGAGAAATTAAAAGCTAAGGGTTGGTGGGGTTCAAAGGAAGTCATAAACCCTAAAACAGGAGAAGTTAAAAAAACTCATTTTAATAGTGCAAGATTAAAAAAAATCTTTGAGGAAAACTCAAGAAAAGCTAAAGCTAAAGCTATCTATGAAAATCAAATGAAAAGCACTAAACCTTATTTTAAATACTGCACCCAAAAAGATTCTTTGGTTAGGGACAAACACAGAGCCTTTGATGGCATAGTTTTACATAAAGATGATCCTTTTTGGGATAGTCATTATCCGCATGTAACTATGCATGATTATGGTTGTAGGTGTTATGTTTTAGAAGTAGGTGAAAGTGAAGTTAAAGGCCTAAAAATACCACCATCAAATGGCAAAGAAAGCGAATTTAATGGCTTTAATGATGAAGAGCTTTTAGATGAGCTTTATAAACAAAAAAACACTGAAGTCATTCAAAACTTTATAAAGCTTGATATGTTAAGTGCAGCGGCTAAAAAAACAAAAGAAGTTAAAAGCTTCACTCATCAAAAAGAACTGTACACTTGGCAAAAAAGCTTAGATGATATGGTGGATGAAGTATTAATCAAAGATAATCAAAAATATCCTATCAATTTCATACAAGTAGGTAAAATGGATAAAAGCACCAAAGAGTTTTTAGAAAAATTAAATAAAAAAGACTTAGAAGACTTATACTTTACACTGAGCAAAAACAATCTTTTACACGCAAGCCCTAAAAGAAAGGCAAGTTATAATCAGGCTTTAAGCGCGGATGAAATCAAGCAAATTGTTAAAGTTTTAGATGAAGCAAAAGAAGTTTATTGGGATAATGCAAATAATTCTTTATTGTATTTCTTTGAAGATAAAAAAGATGCTAGTCGTATCAATAAAATTGTAATTACCCCTGATTATAAGCTAAAGAAGTTTGGTAAAACCAATGCAATAGTTACATTAGGAAAAGTAGAAGCGATTAATAAAGATAATAAGACATATATTAAGATCAGATAAGGCGGTGAGACTTGCACTCACAATACATACCCCAATTAATTGGACTATCCTACTACTACATTTTAGGTATCAACCTTATCTAATTAAGATAATTTTAGCTTGATGAAACTAAAAAGGAGTTTAAATGGTTTTAGCTTTAGGAGAATTTGAGTTTAAAGCTTTAAATTTTGATAATTTAGAAAGAAGCTTAGAATATAACATACAAAGTCAAAATAGGCTTAATAATCATAATGCTTTATTTGCAAGTTCTAAAGAAAGCGAAAAGATTAAAATACAAGGCAAAACTTTACCTTTAAAAGGGGATAGAAATACTTATTTGGATAAGCTTGAGAATATGGCAAAAGAACAAAGATCTTTTATCTTAACAGGAGCTAATGGAAAGTATTATGGTAAATTTGTGATTTTATCCTTAAATGAAAACAGAAGTGCATTTGTAGATGGAAGTGGCTTTGTAGCACAAAGCTTTAGCATGGATTTAGAAAGGGATTTTGATGAGTAAGATTTACATAGCTAAAAACAACGAGAGGCTTGATAGTATAGTCTATAAGCATTATGGGACACTTTTGTATTTTAATCAAGTTTTATTAGCCAATCCAAGATTAGAGCCTCTTTTAAAAACAGGGGATAAAGTGATTTTACCTAGTATTGAAATCAAAGAAAGCAAGGAAAAGGCTTTATGGTAAGAAAACCTAAGTTTAAACTTATTGCCAAAGGTGAGGATATCACAGAAAAACTTTCTAAAAATCTTATTAGTATTAGTTATGAAGATAAAGAAAAAGCTGAAAGTGATGAGATAAGTTTAAGTGTTTTTGGGCTTTATTCCAAGCCACTTTTTGGGGATAGTTTAGAGCTTTGGCTTGGCTTTGAAAAGCTTTATAAATGTGGAAGCTTTAGTGTGAATGTAGTGAGTAAAAACTATACTTCAAATACTACTGAAGTTAGAGCAAGTGCTATTAATTTTAGTGGAAAAGGCAGCGTTAATATAAAAGAGAAAAAGACAAGAAGCTTTGAAAACACTACTCTTTTTACCATAGCAAGAAAAATCGCAAATGAAAACAATCTAAAAATCAAAACAAGTGGAGAGGATCAAAATATAGTAAGTATTTTACAAAATAATCAAAGTAATTTAGAATTCTTATATAGTATATGCTTTGATTATGGTTTTATTTGCTGTGTAAAAGAAAATACTTTAATCATTACTCCAAAAGATGGTAAGATTGGCGATAATGCTGCTAATATCACAAGCAAGAATGAAAATTTACCCTTATTTGAAATAGCTTTAAAAGAATGTATTTCATTAGAAATTTCAGAAAGTGCTAGAAATGAATATAGTGCCGTAATAGCAGAATGGCAAGATATAAATGAGGCAAAGATAAAAAGCATAAAAGTAGGAAGTGGGGAGAATATATATAAAATGCAAATCTCACAACCAAAAAATGATAATGAAGCTTTTAAAAAAGCACAAGCAAAACTCAATGAGCTTCAAAAAGGTGGATTAAATGGAAGATGTGAGCTTATTGGGCGTGAAATAAGAGCAGGTGGAAAACTTAAGATTAAAGATATTAATATGGATCATTATGAATTTAGTATTAAAAGCGTGAGTCATAGTTTTAATGACCAAGCTTATATAATTAGCGTGGAGTTTGAGAGCTAAAACAAACTTGGTTCTAAATTTTCTCTCAATTCTTTAGTGATTAAATACACCGCATTTAAACTTAAATCGTATTTTTTAGCACATTCCACACTTGCATTTTTAGTGCTTATTCCCTGTTTTATGAGTGTTTTAAAATCCTGTTTTAATTCTTCATCTCTAAGTAAGGTTTTATAGCTTGGTATGTAAATATTTGCACCGCCAAATTCTTTTAAGATTTCTCGTTTGTCGTTATTTTTCACAAAATCAATAAAATATTCAAAGTATTCGTTATTGCTAAGCAATGCTAGTCCTATTTGAGTGTTTTTGCAAATTATAGCAAAAAAGCTAAATTTTATTTAGTAGGGTATAATTTTAAAAAATAAAAAGGAGAATAAATGAAAAAAATAATAAGCGTTTTAATACTTGCTTTAAGCTTATTAAATGCTAAAAGTTTTGAAGAAAGCAAAAAAGAATTAGTAAAATTTTATAATGATCTAGGGAGCTCTTACTGGTATGATTTTTATTGTCAAGCACCTTTTAAGGTTAATAAAAAAGGAAAATATATTAGTTTTGAAGTGATTAAAAGTGATTTATATGCTCCTAGAAACGAATACACCAAAAAAGGAAAAATTAACCAAAGAATCAAACGCATAGAATGGGAGCATATTATGCCCGCCCAAAACTTTGGAAAGCATTTACCTTGCTGGAAAGAAGGTGGCAGAAAAGCTTGTAAAAATGATCCAACTTTTGCAAAAATGGAAGCCGATAAACAAAACCTAGTTCCAGCCATAGGAGAGATAAATGGGGATAGAAGCAATTTTAGATATGCTGAGGCTCCTACTAATTTAAAATATACTCAATATGGAAATTGTAAGGTTTATACTGATTTTAAAGCAAAAAGATTTTATCCTGCAAATTATTCTAAAGGCTGGATTGCAAGAAGCTATTTATATATGAGCAAAACTTATAATATCAGATTATCCGACCAAGAAAGAAAACTTATGGAGGCTTGGGATAAACAATACCCTATAGATGAGAAAGAAAAAAGAATTAGAGAATTACTCTAATTCTTTGCAAACTTTAGCCACAATTTCATCTATATCAATAACCAAGCTTTTATCTTCTTCCTCAAAACTCTCATCAATTCTTTCTCTAATTACGCAAATCACATTAAGTAAAATCCCAAAATCTTTATCAGTTTTAATCTGATGAGTGATTCCATTATGCATTATTTCAAGGCTTGTTCTTTTTGCGGCAAAGGCAATTTGTGAGTGTTTTTCTATGCCTAAGGTTAAAAAAAACTCTGCATCGTAAGAATGTATTTCTAAAATCATTTTAATCTCCTTTTGTTTTGATGAGACAACATTAGCTTCGTTTGGCTTAATGTGTGCTGTTGTTTTCTAAATTTTTAAGCCCTAAGATGATTTTATTAGCATCTTCAACGCTTAAATACCAAAGATGCAAAGGTCGTTTTTTAATAATATTATTAATAAACTCTCTTAAAGCCCACTGAGTAGGATTTTTAGCATTTTTACTCCAAATGGCTTGTATCATATTAAGTTGCTTTTTTGTCGCTCTTCCACTTTTAGCGTTTTCTTTTTTAAAATACCTTGCTTTTTTAGTATTTTGCTTTTTAAAAAACTTTTCATCATAACCCAAAGTTATAGCAAAGTCCCTAAGCTCTTCTATGCTTAAATCTTTACTTGAAGCTTTGCCATATCTTTCATTTAATACCCAGCGATAGCTTTCATCATCGCTTAAATTGGCATCTTTTCTTAAAGTATGGATGATTTTAATTAAGTGCTTTTTTAAAGTGTTTTGAGTATTCATTTTTTAGCCTTTAAAATTTGCTCTAGTTTTGAAGTGAATTTATCAATATTTGCATTATAAAGCTTATCTTGATTTTTTTTGTATTCTAAATAGTTTTGCTCGTAATCTTTATTTATTTTAGTTTGGCTAGGAATTTGAGTTTTAATAACAGGACTTATTTCAATTTTATTATCAAAAATGATTTTATCTTGGTTTTTAAACATATATTCAACTAGCTTATTATAAAACTCTCCTACATTCAGTGGTTTTCTTTGCTCATCACAAAGCTCTTTATTAGCATTAATAAAATAAAGATTATCCCCGCAATCAACATGCTTTAAAACAGGCTTTCCTAACTCATCATAAACAATGTTACCATCATAATATCTAAGTACAAAAGAATATGAGAAATCTCCTTTTTTTGTTTGAAAAATAAAACGATTTGAAAATGAAATGAAAAGCCATTCTAAAAAAGACTCTATATTTTTGTACCTTAAGTTTAAATCAAGCTCTGCAAAGGCGCACACAAGAGAAAGTTTTTCATAGCTTGTACCAACAAATTGCTTTTTTAACATGGTTAAATCATAGTATTTTTTAAAGCCTAATATATCTTTTGGTGTTTTGGCTTTAAAATAAAGTTTTTCTATAACCACTGCTTGAACTTCACTAATACCAAAAAGCTCTTTTAGCACCTCTTTTGCATTATCCATTAAAACTCCTCTTCTAGCCAAGAAGCTAAAGCTTTTTGCTTATCTTTGTTTTTGTATTTGTTTGCTAACTTTGGAAGCCAAGTTGAATTAAGTGCTCTTTTCCAGCATTTTAAAGGCTTTTTATTAGCCATGAGCCATCTTCCATCGTCTTGCTTATAGTAATTTATAAAGCTATCTGCTATAAAATAAGGGATAGAGCAAGAGTTTTTAGCATTAAACTCATCAATGGCTTTAATTAAATCTTCTTTGCTTGGAGGGTTAAATTTCATAACTCATCCCCAAATAAGCTTAATTCTTTGTCGTTGCTGTCTTTATTGTCAGCTTTTAAACTTTTCCAAACAAAAGTGCGACCATTCTCTCCGCCAAGCTCACTTTCCCAAAAAACACCTTTAAATTTCTCTAAAGTATTCCTTGAAAAATTATCACTCCTACTGACATCAAGAGCCGATAAAATCTCACTTGTGCTTAGGCTTTTTTCGTTTAAAAGCTTTAAAACTTTATCTATAAAAGCTTCTTCTTTATCGCTGATTTTAGCGTTTTGCAAGTCGGTGTTTTTAATATTTAGAGTTTTTGTATTGATAAAAAAGGCTTGATCTTTAATTCCTGCTCTTTCTTTTTGCACACTAAGCAATACTTCAAAGCCTTGTTCTAAGTTAGCCACTTTTTGTAAAAAATACATGCAATCACTTGAGTTTCTAATATGATTTGAACCTTTAAAGGCTCTGCCATCTTTTGTAGAATGGTGTAAAGCCATAATGGTTGCCCCACATTCTCTTAAATTCATGAGTAAAGACATTAAAGACATCATTTTAGTATCATTATCAATATCTGCAAAATTGCGTAAAGAATCAAGTACAAATAAAACCCCTTCATAGCTTCCTGCTACGCCTTTGCCTTCAATCATTTCTAAAAGCTCATAAGCTGAAGTTTTTAAGCTTGATCTGTGAATATAAGTGAATTTGCTTTCATTTAAAATAAGTTCACCAAAACCTCTTTCATTTAAAACATTTAAAGGATTATCCATGTCAACATAAACGATGCTTTTAACCCTTACATCTTTGCAAAGTGTTTTAGAAATGGCGGCACTTAAATAACTTTTTCCACTGCCGCCATTTGCATAAATAATAGTTATTGCTTTTTTAACTAAAAAATCAGGGATTAAAAACTCTAATTTCTCGTTTAAATCTTTATTTTTTAACTTAAACTCATTTAAAAAATCCAAATTCATCTTTTTTCCTTGCTAAAACTTAATCAAGCCCATTAAATCAATGGACTTTGTTAAATTTTTTGGCTTTTTTAACATATTTCATTTTTATGTTAAAATTTTTAATATTTTTTAACATTTCAAATAAGACTTTTATTCTTTTTTTTGGTACTGATTCTGCCAGTTTTTCTAAAGAACTCTTCTTGCTCATTATCATCTAAATTATTAAAAAGTTCTATGATTTCATAGAGATTAACATATTCTAAATCAGTCACATCTATCTTTGCGTTTACATACATTTTTAATCCTTTTGTTTTATTTAAGTTTTAAAAACTTAATCAAATCCGCCTTAGCGGACTTGTTAAATTTTTCTCTTTCTAAGCCTAATTTTTTGTTTTGCACCCATTTTCTTTTTTCTTTTAAAGCTTTGTTTTTTTAGTTTAGGCTTATTTTTAAAATCAAGTTCTAAAAAGCCATTAAAATGAGCGGTTTTTGTTTTAAAAACACTATTTAAAAGTTTAAAAGCCGCTAAGGAAAGCTCTCTCATTTTTCAATCTCCAAGCTTTCAATCTTTGGCTCTATTCTAAAATTATCCTTTACAACTCTTTTAAGTCCAAGCTTTACTAAAGTAGTATCATCAAGCTCTACAATGGCATCTTTATTAAGCTCTTCTTTGTAAATGATGCATTCATTAAGGTTGTAACTTTTAAAGGCTTTGATTAAGTTTTCTAGTTTTTCTTTCACACGTGGTAAAGATACACTTTTACTTAAGCGATAGCCAATCTTGCCAAAGGTAAATTCTTTAGATCTTTTTTCGGCAAATTCATGCTTGTTATTTTCACAAAAAGTAGTGATACATTGCTCTATGTATCCAAGCTCATCACTTAAAACCTTAATCTCTCCTGCACGAGCTTCTTTAATCTCATTGCAAGCTAAAGTTACTTCTCCATTAATCTTTTCTATTTTTACACTAAGTTCTGCCACTTTTTTAAGTGCTAAATTAACATCTTCAAAACTATTTATTTGCATTTAAATCTCCTTTAATTTATATTTTTTAATTTGATAATCCCAAAGAATTACGCCATATCTTAAAAGCACTGCGTGTTTAGTTCTTTTCTTGATTATCCTTAAGCCCTTATTGTAAGGGCAACTCCAAAACTAGCTCTTTAATGCCAAGCTTTTTAGCTAATGCTAATTCTTCTTGCATTCCCTTAGAATACTTAGCATCTTTATGATTGCTCATATAAATATAATCACTTGCTTTTAAAAGCTCTAATCCCATTTGTAAAGCTTTGTCTCTGTGTTTGTTTTCATCCAAATAACTAAATTGTAGTATGGGTGAAACAGGCACAAAACCTTCACATTCACGCATAATTTTTAAGCATTCTTGCTGAGCTATGCTAATAGCTTGTGCTTTTCTTTGACTTTCTCTTACTACTAAAGCTTTATAAGGAGAGGCTACATAAACTAATGCCATTGTTAATCCTTTCTAATAAATTTAAGTTTTAAAAAACTTAATCAAAGTGCTTTAATTTAAGCACTTTTGTTAAGCTTTTTACCCAAATGAAAACGAATGATTTTTTTTGCAATATAATCAGGATAAATTCCTTTTAAAACATCTACAAACACTCCACTTTCTTTATAAATAATGCTTACACCCTTTATCTCAAAAAGCGAAGCACTATAATCAGCTTTCTCACCTTTAATCATTGGTATCATTTTTTCTCTCCTTGTATTAAGTTTTCTTTCTTTGCTTTTTCTTTTTTGATTAAGTCAATCGTTTCAAAGATAGCCATCCACTTGTCTTTATTTTTAGGACTCTTTAACTTTCTAAGAGCTTCAGTATAGATTTGATGAACGCGTGTCACGCTAAGATTAAGTTCTTTAGCTATCTCTTCAAAACTCATTTTTAGCCCAGCATTAAAAATGATGCGGCAGCTTCTATGTGTTTAAGCTCAACCGCTTTTCCATCTGCAAATTCACAAGCTCTTTTTAAAAGCTTCTCACTTTTTCTAAAGTTGCCACGAGCGAGGTTAAAAACTAAATCAATAGCCTTTTTCTCCTCCACATCAAAATGATTACAAAGTGTTTTTAAGTCTTCATCTTTTAAACCTTCTTTGTTTTGGTAGCAAAGTCCTTTTAATTCCCATTTTGCACCAATTCTAGAGCTTAGTTGTCCGTACTCGTTGTAATCATTTCTGCCAATGCCTGTAAGATTGTTTTTAAGTTTTCTAGTACCTACTAAGATTAAAGCAGTATTTGAAAAATCATATATGCGTCTTAAGCACTCCAAAGCACGAAACGGCAAATGCTCACTCTCATCTATAATTAAAACCTTTGAAGTTCTTGCTAACTCGCTAGCAATGCCTCTAATCTTATCATCCAAAGAACCTTTAAAACACACATTGAGTTTATTTTCAAGCCCCACCAAAAGCATTCTTTTGCTTGTCTCAGTTGTTGCTTCAAAAAGCACCACTCTTGTTCCATTTTTAGCGGCATATTCTTTAATGGCTCTGCTTTTTCCAGTCCCCGCTTCGCCAATGATTACTCCCATTTCGCGATTGCTCATGGCACTTTCAATGGTTACATTAATCGCCTTTGCATCTTTAGTGGCAATAAAAGGTGTTTGAAGCTCTTTCACGCTTTTTTCTTCCACAAAGCTTTTAATGTATTTTTCAAGTAAAGGCTCTACTTTTGAAGCGTATTTATAGCTACTTCCTTCTTTCATATAGCCCACCATATAGCTTTTATTAATCCCTAAACGATCGGAGAGATTGTTTTGAGAGATGTTTTGGGTGCTTAAAAACTTTTTAGTAAGTTCTACTAATTGCATTTTTTATCCTTTTGTTTTTTTATGAGTAAAAACTCTTTAAAATTTGAATTAATCAAGCTTTAAACAATTTTTAACCAGCAAAATATTTCTTTTCGACAAAAGCTTCCATGTCAAACTCGCTTTCATCGTTATTTATTTCTTTTTTAGCATTTAAAATAAGCTCATCCGCATTAGCATTGTTTTTAATCTCTTCTAATTCTCTTTGAGTTTTTAAGGCTTCTTTTGCAAGGGATTTTTGATGCACCTCTTTAGCTTCTACGAGTGAGTTTTCAAAAGCACTTTGTAAATCTTGTAAGTCTTGTTTAATATTAAGTTTAGTAAAGGCGGCAATCTCATCTTTTTTAAGCACTTCTTTAATCGCTTTAACTTCACTTTCATAACCTTTTTTAAGCATTTTATAGCTTTCTTTGCTAAGCTTAGCTATACTTTCATCAAGAGCTAGACAAAGAAAGTTTCCGCTTAAATCATAAATGAAAAGTTCTTTAATATTATCGATATTTTGCACACATTTAATTTTTGTGCCAACACTTGGCATTAAAGCACTTTTATAAACTCTACTTTCAAAGTTAATGCCTTTTTTGCCCACGACCCTAAGTTCTTTATTTCCAGCATTAAACAAAAATTCTTCATAAGATATTTTTACAATAGCTCTATCGCACGAGTTCCAAAGCTCAAGTGGAGTTTTAACGCCTTTTTTGCGGCGAACTTTACTCATGTTCCACTTGATCACTTCAGCTTCTAAAAACTCACAAGCTTCGCTAAAGGTAAGAAGTAATTTTTGATTAGTTTTTTTAGCAAAGCCGTATTCATCTTTAGCTTTTCTTTCTTTCTTAGGAGTTTTTTGCTCTATCATTTCTCTTTTAGCTAAGCTATTTCCAATATGTCCATGCATTTTAGAAATTCCTGCATGTTGAAGTGTCCCAAAGCGTCTTTCAACTAAAGCTTTTTGTTCTCCTGCATAAGCAATAGCTGCATCATAGGTAATATTAAGCCCATCAAGCAAGCTTTGAAAATCTTTAGAAAGATAATCTTTTCCATTATCCCCTTTAATCATATCAGGCTTACCAAACTTATCTATGGCTTTCCATAAAAGTCTAGTTAGGCTTAAAGAGTTTGATTTTCCTACCAAAGTAGCTACTCCCATACCGCTAAAGACATCAACGACACTTAAGATATGAGGGCGGAAAGGCTCTAAGGTTTCATCATCTCTTACTATAACATCAGCTGGGGAACTATCGATTTGCCAACACATGTTTTTCATGTCATATAGCTCTCTTTGATTTCCTTGTGCAGGGAGAAACTTAGATTTTGCACGATCTAAGCCTTGAGTGATAATACAATGTTCTAATGGTTTATCTTTATAGTAGTTTTTAATGAAATTTTGTAAGGTTTTTACACTAAAAAGCGGTTTTACTTCTCCTAAATCAAAACCTATAAAATCATAATTTTCTTTAGTGGCTGCTTCTTTATGGATTTGCCACCAAAGCTCAGTGAAATTAAATCCACCTGCTCCAAAGGTGCGATACTCTCTTAAGGCATATTCTTGCATCCAAGCACTAAGTTTAGTTTTATCTTTGCGGTGAAGTCCGCGAGTGTCGATAAGACCTAGAATGCCATTTTCTTTATATGCTTTGCGAATTCTAAAAATTTCTATTTTAGAAATACCACATATCTCTAAAGCTCTTTTTTGTTTTAAACCACCTTCAATATATTTTTCTACTTGCTTTAAAGCCTTAAGCTTTTCTCTAGCATTGTTTTTAATCTCATCGCTTAAATTTTCAAATTTTAAATTTAAAACAGCCAAATCATCATTCATTTTTGACTCTGTTAAATTTAAATTACTGGTTTTTAAACTATTATTTGCAGTTTTTAAATTATCGGTAGTAATAATTTCACTCAATTTAACTTTTTGCATTTTTTCATCATAAATTAAAGTATTTTTACTGATTAATTGCTTATTAAAGGCAGTTAAAAGCCCATCTTTACTTATTTTAAATAGTAGTTTTTTACCACCCCTGCCGCCTTTTTCATTATCCACTTTTAGCCACTCGTATTTATTTGAGTTTCTACTTACTGCAAGCCTCAAAGCTCCTGTACTTACACTAAAAGCTTGTGCTGCTTCTTTGGTTTCTAAGAAATAAATCACACACAAACCTCAGGAAGTTTATCAATAATTTTAAGTTCTAAGAGTTTTTCAAATACGGCTTTAGTATTAGCTTTTGCTTTATATTTTTCAGAATAAAGTCCATTCACTACGCGAAATAAGCTCATATAATGAAGATTATGTTTTTGGGCAAATTTTTTAAGATTAATACCGTTATCTTCAAAGTATTGTTTTAACAAAATATCTCCTTTAATTTGTAATTTTTATTTCAAATTGATATTTTTTAAGATACAATTTGTAAATAATTTTTCAAATTATAAGACAAAATGCGAATTAAGTCAAGTTATTTTATCGCATTTTGTGAATTTTTTAATAAAAAAGGTTCATAATGTATAAAACAACAGACATTTTGAATAGAGTTTATGCTATTTTAAATATTACCGACGACAAGGAATTTTGTGGAATTTATGAGATAAAACCCAATACATTAAGTACTTGGAGAACTAGAAATACCATCCCTTATGAGTTATTATTGAAAATATCAAAAGAACAAAATATATCGCTTGACAGCATCTTTTTTGGCAAAATGCGAATTAATGATGACAATTTGCAATTAAGATACTATACGGATGTTGCTGCCGCTGCTGGATATGGTGCAATAAATAGCAAATTGGAATATACGGAAATAGTAATAAGCAAAAAATTTGCTTGCGAGGCATTGGGATTGCCGCCTTTAACAAGGCTTGATATTATTAAAGTTATAGGGGATAGTATGGAGCCTTTTATTCATAATGGAGATGTTATAGCTGTTGATGTTAGTAAAAATAAACTCGAGCTTGTAAAAAATGGAGATATCGTGGTTATTAATCTTGATGGTGAAATTTACTGCAAAAAGCTCCTCAAGCAACCTTTTGTAAATGAAATTGTATTGAGCTCTATGAATTCTTTTTATAAGGACATTGTTGTTAATATAGATCAAATTAGCTGTGCTGAAATTATAGGCGTTGTTTGTAAAGCAATTTCAATTAAAACTTTTGAAAATGCTATTATAAAATATGAATGATGCTATATTTTATTATTGCAATATTAATTATAATAATTGCTTTATTTATTTATTCTGGTTTTAAAACGGAATCGAAATTAAAAAAAATAGCAGATGGTGTTCTTACTAAACAAGATTTAAAAGAGATAGAAGTAATATCTAAATATTATGAAATTTCTTTAATAGAAGCAGCAAAAATTCATTATGGTAAAGCTATTATTACAGAAGAAATGATCGAAAGATTAGAAAGACCCTATCGAGAATTATATGAACAATATAAAAAACTTTCTATAAATGAGCAAGGAAAATTTTTGCACAATTTGCTTTTAAATAATCAAGATGAATATGCAGAAGCAATAAGATTTATTCAAATTGCAGAAGAAAGCGTTAATATAGCTTTAAAATCAAAAAATAAAGATATTGCAGAAAGCAGAAGAAAACTTGCATTAGAAATAGAACAAAAAATACAGAAAGGATATCCTAAAGCCTATGGCTTAATTATAGATATAATTCAGCTTTTGGAAGATAATTATGATGTAAATCTTTTTGAAAATCAATGCATTAAGTATTATGAAGAAGCTCAAAAGTTAAAAACCATTAAATCCAAGCAAAAAAGAATTGATTATATAAATGATTTAATAAAAGAAGCTGAAATAAATCCTAAAATCGATGAGAAATTTGTTAATTTTTGGAAAAATAAAGTAAAAGAAATACAATAA